GTTCCGCACAACCGGCGATGCGTTCCATAACGAACATCAACCGAAAGCGGCTCATTCTCCCGGCCACCTAAACAACATCTTATGTAAGAAGAGTGTTTTTGGGGGAAATTCTACCGTAACACCGGATATGAGTCTTAGATTGCCATACGTCTGCTCCCGGGCGTACCTGTAACAGGATTAGTCAAGGAGCCAGATTGGGGAGGAGGTTTGTTGGGGCATTTAGAACCAGGATGATCAGGTTCAGGGTCTCCACAGTATAGGCATTTGGCGTATCGAACAGGTTCATCTTCCTGGACACTGGCAATTTTAACAAATTCATATTGCTTTGCTAATTCAGCAAGCCTGGCTTCCATCATGGATTCAAACCGTGCTTCAATTGCTTCGGAACTAAGGTTTTTCTCACTATCGGTGAGGGAGGGGATAACAATAGAATTGTTAGCCACTGAGTTGATCATCAATCTAAAACCATTAGTAACGTAACTTGCACTTGAAGACGGGATATACCACGAAAAGTAACCAGTTGGGTCATTGATCTGAATTTGGTTAAAGGTTAGCCTGACCGTGTTTAGGTATGTTGAATTGGAGTAAGTATTGGAAAAACCAACACCATTAATACTCATAACACCGGGATCCGTAGATCCACCTAAACAGCCAGTGATAGCTAAAATATCACCAGTTTTGAAGTTGTTCTGCTGGAAGGAAATACTAGCGTAAGTCCCGTTGACACCAGCAGCTGTAACGATGGGCTGCCAACTCGTGTTGCTTGCAAACTTAACAGTTACGTTAGGAGCCAAGAGATCAAGAGATGCTCCTGGATTGTTGAACGTCATAGTTCCTCCTGACTTGTAAGCAACTTTGGAAAGTTGATAGAGTTGGTTGGATACACCATTGAATGTGATTTCATACTCAACATAGAGGGTTCCTAAGTTGAGATTAGCTGCGAGTGCGGTGTAAGCAGCTAATTTAAAGACACCTTGAGAGAACAAACGTGGGTCTGAGACGTTTTGCTGTGTGTACATAAATGGAACACCTTTCTTAGATCTTAGCGGAAAGGCTTTATTGTCCCACACTCGACATTGGTTTTCACCAGCTACTGAAGCCAATTGTTGGATGTTGTTACTACCAACAATAGTAGGATCGTCTGGGTCAGGGATAATTGCTCCAATCAAACTACCTTGAGTGGTAGTTGGAACAGCTGCTTCATAATGCATCACAAATTTGTTGAATTTGTACTTTTCGTACAACATTGCCATGGTGTTGACACGTGAATTTGTGAGATTAGTGGGATGCAGCGTTAGGGTGAACAAGTTATCTCCCACAGCGTTTCCGAGACTTCCAGTAGATATGGGACCAATATAGTCTCTTCCTCTGATGACAACAGAATCATTGCCACTTCTTCTCTCTTTGTAGCCCGTCCTAAGTCTGACGGCAGCACGAGCCACGGGAACGGCTCTTCCTTTGCCTCCTCCACGATTTCTCCCTCTTCGACGCAAGGGAGCACCTCGTAAATGTGAAGGTTTCGACGGGGCCTTAGGTCCTGCCCGCTCATTAATGACCACTGTTTCTTTGATATTTGCGGGTTTTCCTTTATTACCCTTACGATTTCTGTTTCCTCTAGCCATTTTACCTGATAGAAACTTAACTGCTGTTCCAAAGATCTTTCCTTTAAGTCCAGTTTTCTGAGCACACTCATAAAAGTCCTGATCTGCTTTGTTTAGATCAGAATTCAACCAGTATTGCTTGTCGTGTTCTTGACAGCACTGGTCGAGATCGTCTATAGGATAGACGAACGGATCAAAGGTTGAGGATTGATGTTTTCCAGCACTCCAACCACTGCCACAGTAATTTCCGTGTAGTGGGCCTGTGTTCATCAACTGCGCTAAGCGGCAGTTGGATGCTGCGATCTGGGGGCATCACTTCCAGATCGATTACAAAGGTGCTAGATTCGAGTCCTAACCAGAAATACTCTCTGAGTTCTTTAAGACTAGGAACAGTATTGAGCTTGAGGTGTTTGACGTGACTGAGGACTCCTACCAAGTCGTCATCATCGGCATCAGTGGGAAGGGCCATGTACCCACGAGATTTGTAATGTAAAAACACGAGATAATCATAAAGATTATCGAGGAAACTGTCATTTCCACAGAAGGCAGCTAAAGCGTAGATAGCGAATACTTTGGCAAATTCTTGTTGAATATCCAATGCTTCCTTTTGTATGGTTATAGAGGCTTCTAAGCGCTCAGCATTGTACTTAGGTACATAGTATCCACCATATTTGGCCACTTCAGCACCAAGAAAAACCAGCCCTATCACTGTATCTTGGACGCGATCGTCTTCCTTCTTTAACGACATGCCCATTCGCGCGTAAAACTCTCTGCGGGAGTCAAAGGACGAGAGAAAAACGTAGTCGTCGTGTAAACTACAAATCTGGTCATCTGCGTATAACAAGGCGATGAGTATATTGAGAACATCATCGAGAGTCATTTTGCCATCATCGTCACACATGTGTATAACGAATCCAAACATGATAATTTGATGGCCTATAACGTTGTCACTAGTAGTGTTTGTTACACCAGATGGTTGATGACCGGCGGGTTGAACAACTTGTCCGCTGGAAATAAGGAGATAGGGGCGTTTCTCCTGACGATACTGATACCTCATTCGAGCAGGGTATTCTTGATCTGTTCCACGATACGAGCCAACTCGTAATCGCCTACAACGATTCTTCAATTTCGTACGGAATCGTTTGTCCCATTTACTTACGTCACCAGTGAAGAAACAGTGACGCTCTCGATTTCTAAACCGCTCGAGTCGCGTAATTAACTCATGAAATCCTCCCCGTTGGAAGGATGAACCTACAGCATTGAACTGCTTGAGTTTGTAAAGACGCTTGTTAAAAGCTTGATTGTCTTGTGCTGTCGAAAAGAAATGATATACGTTTGAAAACTCGTATAATCGTGTGTTCTTTTCATCTGCTTTTGCTTTGGTAAGTAATTCCTTTTTGGCCTTGCTCATAAACAATTGTGGAATATTTTCAACATGGGCATTTTTACGATACCATGGATAGTCTACAAGTAGACCTCCATGTTTCACAAATTCTCCCTTGCTGCGATAAATTCGATTTAGAATATACCCGCAAGATCCATCTGGATTGTACATTACCTCTTCAACAGGGATAACGGATGAGAAAACACCAGCACGGTGATAAAATTCAGACAATAAGCGCATAGCTTTACGATCCACATCTTGTGGAATGTCTAAGGGTCGTTCATTAGTCATAGAGCCTAATAACATGAGTTGGTTCTTTTCACACTGAAAATCAGGGTTAACAAGAACAAAGTTTTTGGGTTTGTTGAACTTAGTACCGTTAGGGTCAAACTCCTTAAGGAACTTTCCAGCCTCAGTCGAGGCAATTGTGTCGGTAATTTTGATTCTTTTCTGTTGTCTCAAGAAACCGACTTGTAGTATGTGACCTAATTCTTGAGTCGAGACAACAGTTCCTCCTGGTGGGGGGGTCAAGTACATATCACGCCACCAGGGCACCCAGGCCGGGAGATCCACTCCCGGTCCTGGGAATTTTAGTTTTTTGCTAAGAGCATGTCTTGGGCCAGCAACCTGGCAACCAAGGCTTCATTGAACGGAACCATTCGGTTCATGGGGTTGTCTGTATTTCCACCAGCAACATGAATGCCAACCACCTGATTGGTGTTGTAACGAACAACAGGAGCACCTGAACAACCTGGAGCGGTTGATACCTTGTGACGATTTGCATCGACGGTATCCAAATAACCGGCTGATCCTTGAATTTCATCAGCAATAATACTGTAGCCAACAATTTGAACTACTTCTCCGGGACTTGGAAGGACAGGAGTTAGGGATTTAAGACCCTGGATCTTTTTTGGTGGGGACATAACAGCGATGTCCATATCATGATCGATATGTAGAATCTTGATAACTTCTTTCTCTGCTACGCCTTTTCCATCCTTGTTTGAGATATATAAATTAGCCATATCTCCTTTTTGTTTGTTTTGAAGGATTCCGTGGGCACAGGAAACAATGTAGTTACCAATCTTACCAGCAGTCAAATCAACTTGACCATCATCGCCTGCTAATACTAACACGTTTGTGTATGCAGGGGCTGGAATAGGGAAATTCCCATTTTGGGCGCTTTCTAAATTAAGATCGGAGACGCTCTCGTTCAATTTCTTAACCTGCTGTTTAATACCTTTGAGCTGGGCATTTGTAATAACTTTGGGCTTGTTATTGTTGTTTGGGTCATTTTTGGTAGCGCCGTTCTCAGCAGGAGAGTACTTGTCCATGTTCGACAATCTCTTTTCAAGTTCACGAATCACAGCGCGCTTCTTCTCAACAGGGTTGAGTTTTTTGTTTTTGACCAGGACGTAAGTTTTGGCCTTGGGATCACGTCTCTTGATTTCTGTAATCAGGGCATTCATCCTTTCATTGAGAGTAACCATGTCTGGTCTCTCAACAACTGTTTTACCAACATTTCGAGCACTTTCCAAAATGGCTTCTTCATCCATAACATCATACTCATCTTCTGAGTATTCAGCTGCTTTTTGTTCCTGGATATGACTCTCAAGAACAGCTACTTTATCAAGTAGTTTGGCGATCATAGCACTTTCAGCTGATTCTTTTGGTTTAACATGCTCTGCGTGTTTAACAGAGATCTGATGAATACGATTGGCAAGCTCTAAAACATCTCTCTTAATACGAGTGTTTTCAAATTCAAGATTGAATTTGGCTTTACCAGCAATAGCATTTGGGTCTGCAACTTGCTGTTTGCGAGCGCCTTCAGAGTCGTAGTCGTTGTATTCATTTTGTCTACGTCCTTTCTTGGGGTACATTCCTGACTTGTACTCAGCTTCTTCCCATTTTGAGGCTTTGTTTGCAGCACGAGACAAAAGTCGTTGGGTTCGGTGACGGAAACTATCCATAGCATTTAACATATAACCTGCTTGGGGATCACGGTTATACTCATACTCGGCTTCAGCTTGTTGATATCGTTCATCAATGTTAGTATAAAGATCTGCAAGATCTTCACGATATCTACTATAAGCTTCTTTTCCTCTATCTTTCCCTAGATCTTCACCGTATTTATCAATAATGTTAGCCCATCGATCTATCTCACGGAAGTGTTCAGGTTCATCATTTGCCAACCTGTAATCTCTTTCTTCCTCTTCTTCTTGTTCTTCTTCTGCATCACTCACTTCAAAACGAGCTGATTCTTTAGCACATGCAGCCAGTTTCTCACTAAATGAGACTTTACTAGATTCACTAGATTCGAGCTTTTTATCTACCTCACCAGTAGCTATGGTGAGTTCAGGTCTCTTGGTTCTTAAATATCTATCATAGATAAACCAAAAGAGAGGGGCAACTGCTAAGCCAATCAAAATACCAATGATCCTTGAATCAAGATTCATTCCAGTCAATTCATTAATTACTTTCTTGACTTTGTTAATCAAACGTCGTATCAGTTTGATAATGGTATCTCCGGCAAGCAATACGGAGTCGGCAGCGAAAGATAAAATGTCCCAAATGGACAAGCTACCCCATTCGTCGAGCTTTGAAAAATAGTCCGAGATTTCTCCGGCTTCGAGAGTGTGGTCACGTCCCATACAGAACGCAGCCAATTTAGCAGAGTCAGTCTTGCTTGCACTTTCAAGGCCAAGGCCGGAGTAGTCTAAAGGAACTCTGGACCCTTCGGGGATCTCTCCCTTTACAAGAGCCGCATGCTTTTCTTTATGCATACGATCCAATATGTTGATAATTGTGTCTATCAAAGCCAATATTGGTCCAAAGAGTTCGCCAATACGTTTCATATTAGCAAATGTGAGTTTACCAGTTAAAGCCAAAACACTTAAACCAGCTTTGAAACCAGAATGGATAGGAGCATTAGCGCTCTCCAATGATTCTCGTTCCTTAATCTTTTTGTTAGTGTCGTAAACATCCTTACGCCATCTCAACACTGAATATACTGTATAACCGAGTGTTATTCCAGTAATAATGTCCTTGATATTAACAAAATCAAGAATCTCTCTAACTGCCTTGTAAACACCATAACCGAGGTTAGCCAATAATCCTCTTCTTTCTAAGTAGCGTTTAAGAAATGCATCTCTGCCAACATGGTATAGTCGGATAGGTAATTTACGCCATTCATAGACACGAGGTCCAATCCAGGTATAAATAATAAAAGAAAATCCGGCCAGAATTGCATAAGTCCAACCACCTATATAAAAGTAGATGATATCAAAGGTTGCAGAAAAAAGAACTGCAAACCGGGCCCAGTTTAGGGTTGTAAAGACATACGTAGTGTATGCCGCAGTAGCTAGAGTCCATCCAGCAATGGTTTGCCCAAAAGCAAACACACTAACAATAAAAACAGTAAAGAACTGAGGAACAGAATAGAGCTTTTCAGCAATGGTTCCAATTTTTTCACCCGCCCAGTGCATGAACCCATGTCTAAGTTCATCGGCAGGAGGATTTAACTCATCATCTTCATCTGAGTCACTACCACTGACATCCAACGCTTGGTGTGCCAGCTCTCGTGTGGTAGGTTCTGATGATGTTGCAGACGGGACACTCTCACCTGTCTGCACAGGTGTCAACAACGCTTGGCGTGTTGTGAGGAACAAAGGTTTGATTTGCGTATCATGAGTTAACGAAATCTTGTTTTTAACGAAGGCTTCAGTGATCGCTTCATTAGCTGTTGCATTAGCGTGAAATACTGAATCAAAAACTTCAGCATTTTTGTTTAAAGAAATACGAGTAGCATTGACCAATGTGGCCAAATAATTATAAATAACGGTATGCTTAAGTATGAATCTAATCGTCTGATCAGATACAAAACTGTGCATTGATTTAATAGCATACTCAACGTGAGCCAAAATCGTTTCTTTGGGATCATTTTGAACACTAATTATAATGAACTCGCAAGCTTCTGCAACAAGAGCACGGTATACACTATGTCGAGTATATCCGTTTATTCCTTTGACGCGTTTGACAGTTGTCATTTAAACTTACACGATTTTGTAAGAGTGGGTTTGTGGTCTAGAAAAGGCTAGGTGCGTTTAAGCACGTAACGACTATGTGGAGTGTCTTAGACTCTGTTCAACA